GCAAGGGCCGCTGCCAGTGTCGCAGGCGGGGCAGGCGATAGCGCAGATGCAACAGCAGTTGCAACAGGCGCAGGAGACGCTAAAGAAGGCCGATATCGCGGGGCAGCAGCTCGCCGCCATGAAGCAGCAAGAAGTGCTGAACGAGCAGCAGCTTGAACCGCAGCGCCAGGAGGCCGAGCGCATGAAGCTCTCCGCTGCAATCGAGGAAGCGCGCGCCAAGACCATGACCGCGCAGGCGGACTTGCTGCGGGCGCAGGCCGAGGCGATCGCCGTGCCGCACAATGCGCGCAAGGCGGCGCAGGAGGCAGAGACTGCGCACATGACGGCGCAGGCGACGCTGCTTCAGCAGCAGCAGCAAATCGAAATTGACGCCGCGAACGCAGCCGCCGAGGGGCTGAATGGCGAGAAAGGTGAAGCGTTCGAGGCATGGAAAGCGACGCTCGAAGCACACACTAAAATCCGCGTGGCGGAAATCATGGCGGGATCGAAGCTCGCTGTTGCGGACAAGGCTGCGAAGGTGGCTCAATCAAAACCGAAAGGGAACTCCAATGGTCAAACTGCCTAACTTTCTGCGCCAGTACGTTTTGCGCCCGCCTTCTGACTTCATTACCTCTCGCTCGCTTGCCGCTGGCGTTGCCGAAACGCTGACGCCGCCGGCTGGCGCCAATTGCGTGATTCTTTCGGCCACGTCGGATTTCGCCGCGGTCAAGAATGGCCTCGCTACCGTGCCCGCCGACGTGACCGATGGCACAGCGAGCGAGTTGAACCCGATCGGGTATGAACTGTACGGCGTGCAAACCTTGAGCGTCATTTCGATTGCGGGCGGACTGCTGACGGCGGCCTGGTATTCCTGATGCGCGCGGGATTTCCAAAGGAATTTCTTGCCTCGGATCGCCGAGGCGAGATATTCACGCGGCTGAGCGATTCTGAGGCTGGCGGCGCAGGTGGGATTGGTTCAATATCGTTTCTCTTGCCTCTGAATGACCTCGGCAACGGCATCGTCAACACGGTTCCGGTAATTGCGCTAGGCTCTGCAACGCCTACCTTCACCCGCGCCTCGGTCGCGTGGGCGAAGATGGCAAGCGGATTGTGGGGGCCAGTCGCAACCGGCATTGCCCGCGCGACCTATCTTGGCCGCGATACCGCTATCGGGGCATATGGCGGCTACTGGAGCGAGCCTACGGGGGCGCAGTTGGTTACTCCGACTGCTGCCATTCGGGACATGACCGACCCTTCTTGGGTTGCGGTCGGGATTACACCGACGAAGACGGCAACCGGAATTGATGGCGTACCGAACTCTTGCACCACGCTCACCTGCACTGCGCCGAATGGCACGATCCTGCAAACGCTCGTTGCCGCGGCGACGGCACGCACTTACAGCGTGTTTCTGCGGCGCGTTTCTGGCTCCGGAACAATCGTGATTCAGCAGGGCGCGACAACGCTGGATGTAACGGCTCAACTCAACAGCGTCACTAAAACGCGAGTGCAACTGAACGCATCCGTCCTCAACGCCGCTTACGGCATCATCATGGGCAGCGCTGCCGACGTGATCGAAGCGGACGTTAACCAGTTCGAGGCTTTGGTCTCAACGCAGTTTGCAACGAGCCCGATGGCTTCAACAGGCGCAGCACGAGCTGGCGACACAATGACGTTTGCGCTGGCTGGAAACATGGACGTTACGCAAGGGACGGCCTATGCAGAATTATCCACTAATTACACTCAGTCAGGCGGCTTGAATCAATTTGCGCTTTCGGCGACATCGAATGGACGCATGTTGTCTCTTTTGGCCAATTCTATAGACTCAAATATCACTATGTTTGATGGCGTTACACTGAACTCGAAGACTGCCCTTACCAACATGAGCACCGCGGTTAGGAAACGCGCATCGTCTTGGGGCGCCGCAGGTCAACAAATTACCGGAGACGGTTTGATTCCGCAGGTAGCGGCATTCGATGGAACGATGGGTGCCGGCCCGAATATTGAGATCGGGTTTACGGGCGCAGGCAACCAATGGAGCGGCACTATCCGCAATGTACAATTATTCTCACAGCAGATATTATAATGTCCCTAGCTTCAATGACAGCTGGCGCTATTTCAAATCCGGTTCCATTCAATCTTCCGCAGCAAGTTTCTGTTGTAATTGGAAATAGCATTTCCACAGCGGCGCAAGTGCAAGGCGCTGGATTGACCACCGGTCTGAATACGATCTGGCAAACACTATCGGAGCCGCACGCGGCAAACGTATTTGCTGGATCGCCCATGCGGTTTATGCGTATGACGCCAACAACGCGCGGCGACGTGCATGGAATCTATGGATTCTCTGGCGCAACGTCAGCGTCCATTATCGCGGATATTGCAGTGCAACTATGGGCACCGCTTGCCGCCGCTGGAATTTCTCCAAACTTGGTGTTTATACTGGCTCTGTTCGAGAACGACATTGTTCAGGACGTTGCGACGGCGACGAGTCTAGCCAACCTAAACACGCTTATCGCCGACATTAAATCTCGATACGGCGCGGTTCGAGTGCTGATCGGAACGCCGCATCCTTCGACTCAGTACAGTACGCCATCTCGGGTAACAGCATACCAAGCCCTGCGCGCCGCTGTGGTGGCGCTTGCCGATGGGATAACCGTATTTTCGGCTAGATTAGACTCATACGAAGATACCGGAGCGCCAGCGCAGCCGCTTTCAGGATACACGCTAGACGGCCTTCATCCGAATGCGCTTGGCGCAACAGCTAATGCGAGGCACATCAAAATCGCACTCGCTTCCATCGCATCGTCTTTTACAAGCCCACTAACGGTACAGTCAAACAATCTCACCCTCACAGGGGCAATCGCGGCAACGGGAATAAATACCTCGGGCACTATGCCAACAAGCATGGTATTTAGTGGAGCAGCCAGTGGCACATTTATAGCCACAGCATTGAATCCTGGCTTCCAAATATCAGCATTCGCCGCGCCAAATGCAAGTCCTACAAGGTTTCAATTTCTATTTAATTGTGGCCCTATCGCATTGTCTGGACCTACGCAATTAAGCCCATTCTTTGTTGTTCAAATAATTTCAGGCGCAGCCAATCTTCGCAATGTCGAATTATGCCCAAGACTGGCTGACGGCAGCGGAGCGCCATTCATCTATTACTTGCAAGCGGTATCTATCAATGTCGATCCGGTGTATTTAGACGGAGACATTCTGACATTGCGCGAACCGCCGATAACAGCGGTAAGCGGCGCAATTGCATCTGTTACGAACTACTGCACCGTGACCATAAAGGCTGCCGGAGGCACTGTGGTACTGAAACTGATACAGCAAGGAGTCGAGGTGGTGGTTTGATGGGCGCTCGTGCTCAAGCAGATGAACTTGACGTAGGAGAAAATGATGGAAAATGCACCGGGATTGACAACTGGCACGAAGCGCGGAGGCGAAAAATGCTAGACCGCAATGCCGACATGATCGAAAAATACAAGTCAGGCGCAACGTTGCAGCAGATCGGAAATCTGCACGGAATTACACGTGAGCGTGTGCGACAGATTATGAATCGTGCTGGCATAGACCCCATGAGCAGCGGCAGGGCAATCAGGTCTTTATTGACCGTCGAAACCAAGCGCGAAAAAAGAAAAAAAGCAAACGAGAGCACTGAAAGATTCAAGCGTAAAACTTGGGGAATTTCTGTTCGCGAATGGAAAGACATCAGAGAAAAGTACGGTTATAGACCGTTCGCCAGCTATCATTCTCACCGTCAGCGCGCAAAGAAAAGGGGAATTGATTGGGAGATAACGTTTCCAGAGTGGTGGCAGATTTGGCAGGATTCAGGGAAATGGGAGCAGCGCGGCTTGGCGCGGCGCTGGGCTGGGTCCTATTGCATGGCTCGTTATGGCGATTGCGGTCCGTATTCTGCTCAGAATGTTTATATTTGCACTTGTGTACAGAATACGATTGATTACTGGTCTTGGAGTGAAAATAAAAGAAAACGGGATGCAAAAAGCGGAGCATATTGCAAATGAACGAGAATAGTGGTACAACGCAAGCGCAAGTTGACGTTTCTAACGTTGACCCCGCCCTACCGGCCCCCGGCGCCGAAGACCAAGCCGGCGTACCCGCCACGACGGAAGACCTCGCGCAAAACGCAGCAGAGACTACCGAGCAGCAGGAAGCTCGGAAGCAGTCCGCATTCCAGCGTAGGCTAGACCGGCAACGCACCGCCCGCGTCGCAGCCGAAACCGAAGTCAGGCTACTCCGAGAGCAGAACCAGCGGCTCGAGGCGCAGTCTCGGCCAGCGCAGGAAACAGGCGAGCCGAAGCGCGAGCAATTCGAAGATTACGAGTCCTACCTTCGCGCCGTCACGCGGTACGACGCGGCGCAGGTGGCGAATCAAAGTCTCCAGAGCGAACGCCAAGCACGCCAGCAAGCCGAACAGCAGGGCCGCGAGGTAGCGAGCACGCAAAAGCTCGCCGCCGACTGGCAGGCGCGGGAAACCGCGTTCCAGGCGCAGCAGAAGGATTACGCAGCGGTCGTCTCAGCGTACGTTGAGGAAGGGCTACCCGACCTCTCCGGCGCCGCGCGAAGGGCGATCGTGGAATCCGAAGTAGGGCCAGCGCTCCTGCACCATCTTGCGAAAAACCCTGACGTGGCCGAGCGGATTACGGACTTGTCTCCGCTGCGGCAAGTGGCTGAATTGGGGAAACTGAAAACCAGCTTAGCGATTCCGGCCGGCAAGAAAGGAACGAACGCCCCGGCGCCGCCGAGTCCGTTAAATGGCGGGCGCAGCATCAGCCGGGAACTCTCCGGGGATATGAGCCAGAAAGAGTACGAAGCCGCGCGCGCGAAACAAGGCGCGCGATGGGCGCGAAGATGAAATAGGGTGCTCGCTAACGCAGGGATGCGCTGTGAGCACTGCCGGTAGTAAGGCCAACGCTGCGAGGCGCCGCTGGAAGGAAACGCAATATGAGTAACGTGCTGGTCACATCAAGTCTGGTGGCGAAAGAAGCGCTCGCCGTCCTTAAAAACATGCTCAGCTTCGCCGCCGCGGTCAACCGCGACTATGAGGACGAGTACGCGAGCAACATGAGCCGAGGCTATGCGCCAGGCGCCACGATCAACATCAAGCGTCCGCCCCGCTACACCTACCGCGCGGGCAGAGTGGCTGCGCCACAGACCACAGTGGAAACGACGATTCCGCTGACGGTCAGTCAAGGCGGCTGCGATATCTTTTTCAACTCGTTTGAGCGCACGCTGTCACTGACGCAGTTCGAGAAAAAGGTGCGCGCGGCAATGGCACCGGTTGCAAACGAAATCGACCGGCAGGGATTGCAGCTCGCGCACTTCGCAACGTACAACACGCTCAATCCGACCGGCGCACTGCCGACGACGCAGGCGCTCGCAATCAACGCGCTGACGAGCATCAATCAGCGGTTGGACGAAATGGCCGCGCCGGTAAAGGACGGCAATCGCTATCTCGTCATGAACCCGGCACTGAATGGCGCCATGATCCAGGGCTTTGCGGGCCTATTCAACATGGCCGAGCGCATCTCCGGCCAGTACCGCACCGGCTACATGCAGGACTCGTTCGGCATCCATCCGAACATGGACCAGAACGTGGACGTGCATACGAACGGCGCGGGCACGGCAAGCAACATCAACGGCGCGAATCAGGTCGGTTCCGCGATCACGGTCGCGGCAACCGGCGCGGGCACGATCACACGCGGCACGACGATCACGCTGCCCGGGGTTTTCGCGGTCAACCCGCAATCGCGCACGAGTACAGGCGCACTCGCCAACTTCGTGATTACCGCCGACGTGGCGCAGGGTGCGGTATCGCTGCCGATTTCACCGGCAATCGTGACATCGGGGCCGTTCCAAAACGTCACGGCTTCGCCGACTACCGCGCAGCCGTTCGTCATTCTCGGCGCCGCGAGTACGGCGTATTCAACGAACATCGGGTTCCATCAGGATGCGTTCACGCTGGCGATGGTGCCGCTCTTCGAGCCTCCGGCAACTGGCGTAATGTCGGTCAAACAAGTTTCGGACGAAGGTTTCCGCTTGCGTGTCCTCGAATACTTCGACGGCGCCCAAGACATCGCCAACATGCGGATAGATATTCTTTTTGGATGGGCCGCGACGTATGCGGAACTTTCGGCCAAATATTATACGATTCCGTAACCGTCGAAAGGACTCGCGTCATGTCAATCAAGTTGCTCAAAGAGTACGACGGCTACGCAGCGGGCACGATACTCACGCTGCCCCCGGCGAAAGAGGAAGAACTGGTCGGAAAGCAAATCGCCTCCGTCGCGCCGCTGCAGCCTCCGGGCATGCCGCCGCCGGAGCGCAAGGCCGTTCCGCTGCCGCCGCCGAAGCCGCTCACTGTTCCGGAATCCCTCGGCGCACTACGCGCGCATGTTGTCTCATTGCGCAATCAACTGGCGCTCGGCTCCAAGAGCGACATCGATTCGATCGGCGCGCATCTGACGCAAGTCGTCGCATGGATCGACGCGGTGATCGATGACAAGCATCACAATCCTGGCTCACTCGCTACGATCGCCGTTGATCCAGTCGCGGCGCACGCAGCCGAGGTGAAGGCGGAAAAGGATCGAGTCGCAGCGGAAAAAGCCGAGAACCACACGTAATCGCCAACGAAAAGGAAAAGGAACACATCATGATTCTGCTTTCTCGCGCCTATGGCGGCTACGCTACCGGAACCATCGTCGAACTGCCTGCGGACACGGAAGCGGCGCTCATTGCGCAGGGGCTTGCAACGACGAACGCGGGGCCTCCCACAGGTGGGGCAGTCACTTCGACGTACAACAGCGGCACAGTATCTGTTCCGATTGCCGGCACATCCTTGGTGGTAACGTGCGCCCAATGCACGCCAAGCAGCAAAGTGCTCGCCTACGTCTCACAGGCTGCCGCAGATGCTACCGCGCTCAGGGTTGAACGCATCGTGCCCGCCGCTGGAAGTTTTACGATCTTCGTTACCGCAGCGGCGACAGCGGCCACAAGCGTTGATTGGGCGCTTCTGCCCTCTACCGGCGGAATGTAACGTAACACATCAGGGGCCGCGCGCCCCGATTAGCGGAGCAACCATGCACAATTACAATATTGCTCCGCTAAAGCGTGTTTCCTTCGTGGTATTTGCGCTTGGCTTTTATATAGGCTTCGTGCGCCTCTTCGGGCGTTTCAAACGTGCCGAGATAAATATATCTGCCATCCACTCCAATTTTGGCAATGAATTTGCGCTCCCTTTTTGCATAATGGACACCGAGCAATCCGGCCGTGTTTCCAGCGAGAGCATGGTGAAAATTTTGCGAATTGACTTTGTGACTAACGCATCTGAGATTGCGTATGGCGTTGTTAGTACCGTCTCCGTCGATATGATCAATTTCCATATTTATATTTGGCCAAACCCCATAGACGTACAGCCAAGCGACGCGATGCGCTCTGTATCTAACGCCGTCAACGGAGATCATAATTCTGCGGTAGTGCCATTTTTTAATATAAGCAATACCTCCAGCAATGTCCCCGACGCGGCTGCGTTGAGCAACGCGCACAAGTCGCGTAAAAACTCCGGTCTCTTCGTCGTAATGCAGCAACTCGCGCAGGCGTTCTTGAGTAAGTGGTATTCTCGGTTTGCTCATGGCGTCGTTCTCCTAAACGATTTCGTGGGAAGTGGCGTTCAGGGGCGCGAACTCCTGAACGCTGCGAAAGCATAACATGCCCGCATCAACGGCACTGGAGATCATCAGCGACGCCTTGGGCCTTACGAGCTCCTTGGGCACTGATCAGGTGCTTACTTTTGATGAAACAAGCGATTGTCTGAGGAAATTTAATCAGTTATTGGATAGTTGGAGCGCGCAAAATCTAGCCGTCTACGGTTCGCAGAATCAGCAATTCAACACAATAGCGGGCCAAGCAACTTACTTAATCGGAACAGGAGCCACATGGAACACAGATAGACCGCAGCGTATATGGGAACCGGCTTATGTGGTTATAAATGGCGCTTCATTTGTGTGTCTCCCTTTCAGTCAAACTGAATACAACATGGTCGGCGTGAAGGATCAGCCCGGCCAGTTCCCGCTGCGGTACTTGTTCGTGAACGATTTCCCCGCTGCATCGATCACGCTATGGCCCGTGCCGAATGGAATCGTACCGATTACGTTTTCGATTGACCGGCTGCTGACGCAGGTTGCCGCGGTCGGAACTACGATTTCATTCCCGCCCGGATACAGTAAGGCATTCGTCGAAAACTTGGGGATTGATCTCGCGCCAATCTTTGGTAAGAAGCTGTCGAACTATCCCGAACTGATCCAATCTGCGCGCGAATCACTCGGCATCGTCAAGCGATCAAATCGCAAGCCGCGCGTGCTGCAACTGGATGCGGCGATTGCCGGGCTTGGCGGGCGCAGAGGATGGCTTGGGCCGAATGGATTCAGCGGGTGAACCGTGCCGACCATGGATGAAATCCTCAACGCGCACCGCGCGAAGCAGCCGAGCACGTTCGAATCGTTGATGGGCGCTGCTACTGATCCGCAGTTTTACCGAGATATGGGAAGCCGCGTGTTTGATGCGCTATCCAACGGCGTGCGCGATGTGTTTCCGACTGGCGCAAAGCCTGGGAGCAGTCTTGCGCAGCGCGGGGTGCCGGTTGATCCTGAGTACAATCGGAAGATTCTGAATCTCGGACTTGCGGGAATGACAATGGGAAAAGCAATAGCAGTGGAACCAGACGCATTGTTGGAAGGGCGGCAATTAATAGAAATTCACTCGGCCAATAACGCGAGCAAGCTGAAAGCCATAACCGAGAATATGGCCGCGAATGGCTGGCAAGGAAGGCCAATCCTCGCTTGGGATACTGGAAATGGATCTTTGGCCTTGACGGGATCGCATCGCATCGCTGCGGCACGCGCTGCCGGGATTGAAGTGCCGACAGTGTATGTTGATGCTGCAAAGATGGAAAAATACGCAGCCAAAACCGGCAAGACAGTGGATGACATTATCGGCGCTGGAGACGATCACGTTCATGAAATGCTGAGAGCGGCAGGCGACAAACGCGCGGCCTATCTTATGGGGCTCGAATAGCGCCAGAGGCAAGCCCCAATGTACAACCATAATCCAAACATGGCGAGCGCGAGGCTGGCACAAATAAAAGCCGCTGAAATCACGACCAAACTGATTGCTGCTGCGCCGTCAGAAGTCATATGCCAAGAATATCACTCTTAGGCTTGGGCCGTCTCGCGCGGTCTCCGTTCGTCACGGCGAACTCGCTGCAAAATATGGCCGTCGAGGCACGGCCAGCCGGAGAGAAATCGCAGCTAGTGGCATTCAGCACCCCCGGCCTGCGCCTCTTCGTAGACTTCGGCCCGACGCCCGTTCGCGGCGGCATCGCATTCGAGGAACTGGACGTTTGCTTTGTCGTCCACCTCGGCAACCTGTTTGAAATTAATAATATCGGCGTCACCACGCTGCGCGGCACCCTGCTGACAACGCAAGGCCGCGTCGGCATGTCGCACAATACGGCTCAGGTCATCATCGTTGATGGGCAGTTCGGCTACATCTACAACACCGTGACGCACGTTTTCGCAAAGATCACGGACGCGGATTTTCCTGCGAATCCGGCAACTGTCACCTATATGGGGCGCCGTTTCGTAGTCAGCATTCAGGATTCCAGCCGCTTTCAGGCGAGTGATATCGACGACGGCCTTTCGTGGG